GTTATAATCACCATCACTGGTTGGATCGTGCCATTTCTAATTATTTGTTGGATTCTGACGAACTGTACTTTGAACAAATAAGTCACGGTCGCGTAATTATTAAGCATTGTTTATATGACAACTACAACGACGACCACTACTTCCACGACTTTGACGGAAGACCAATTAGTTGCTACCCTTTCGGAAAAGGACCTACCTTCCACCTCAGTTAATGGCTTACAGGCAATATCGACTACGAAGAAATTCAGGCTCAATTGCAAAAGAATATTTATCACTTTTCCAAAATGTTCTGTTGATAAAGTCACGGCTCTTTCCCGTATTACGCAATCTTCTAAGACAAAGCATTGTCAAGCTATTGTTGCTCAGGAAAAGCATAAAGATGGAGATCCGCACTTGCATGTTTATCTTGAGTCACCGAAAAACTTTAATGTTAGGTCTCCTTCCTACTTCGACTTCATCGGTGGAAAACGAGGAAACTATCAAAAAGTTAAATTCCGCGAAGCATGTGTTGCATACGTTACAAAAGAAACTGACTATGTTTCGCATGAGATTGATGTTCCTAAAGTCCTTGAAGAAAACGAGAAGAAGAAAGCTTCGAGAAAAAGAAAGTCCGAAATAAACACTGGACCGTCTAGGACCATTTATGCTGCACTTAAAGCAGGGAAAACTTATGAAGATATTCTCGATGATGATTCTCTTGGTTCTTATCTTGTGTTGCATTCTTCAAATGTTAAGAAAATAGCTTATGATTTTCAAGCTAAACGAATGTTGCAAGAACGTGTGTTGCGTAAGCCTCAATATTGTCATTTCATAATTAATAATTATGAGTATGATTTAATATGTGAATTACCTTTTAAGACCCCTCAATTCTGGATATATGGTGTTGCCAATGTCGGGAAGACCACTATCATTTCAAAGCTTTTAGAAATTGGATTGGAGGGATATCATATTCCTACCAATAATGATCATGCAAAATGGGATGATGCAATGTATGACTTTGCTTATATTGATGAATTCAAGGGTCAACTCACCATACAATTCCTCAATGAATTCCTTCAAGGATCAAGGATGGACTTGCCAGGTAAATATGTTATTGGTGGTAAACAAAAAAGAAAGAATTTGCCATGTTTCATACTGTCTAACTATACGCCAGAACAAGTATACCACAAAAAAAGTACTGTTGACTTAGCTCCATTAATGAGCCGACTTAGGGTAATTGAATTAAAATCGTACAACGATTATGATATAATTACTCAACCTATTCGTGATACGAATGGGAGTCCGATTCACATTAGTGATCTTTATTGTGATGAAGCCATTTAGTTATCGACATATCTTAGTCGTGCAAAGTATTGGTGTGAACCATAGTTTGCTGCTGTTCCACTTGCACCAATTACTAATAAAAATAGTGCTCCAGTAATGATATCTTGAATATCACCATTATTAGTGTCACTATAACTCACCATTAAATTTGTTTTTAAGAATTTTTCTCTGTACGCAGTTATATTGATAGTAGGTGCATTTGCAGCAGTTAAATTAGTTAAATCGACTCTTTCATCCCATAAAATTCTAAATCTGCTAATATATCCTGTAAATTGTGAACTCACAATTCCAATGCCTGCTGTTGCGTCCTCCAATATATCACTGATTGTTGGAGTTTGTGTGTTTGGTTGATTATCCCATATTAACATTACTCGTTGTCTGTTAGCCGCCACAGTAGGAGTCTGTGAGAATGGTGCACCATTTAATGCAATTTTTACGTGAATACTCTTCAATACAACTTTCTGTCCAATACGTGTTGTTACTGATGTTCCCAAAGATAATCCATTTAGTAAATAAAATGTTCCTGTTTCAGGTGAAGCTGCTGTTGCACTTGTATCTTTAAATTTTTTCTCAGGCATAGTATATGTCATTCTTATCATTCTATTATTAGGCATTCTAATGTTTCTTGTTACTCTACGAAATGTAGACCTTCTGCCAGGCCAGAAGCCACGCACTCCTGATGGCTTGCGAAACCTAGCCATAGAGTATGACCTCCTATTGAACCCACGGGGATCAAAAAGTGACCTTGATGTGTTTCTCCAGCGGGAATTTCGATACATTCTGGTATGTCTTCTGGCTCTTCTACTTTCTTTCTTTTATAGTAATCCGATACAGTCTTGTTGCTCATAACTCCAAAGAGGATATCTAGGAAATCTTGCCCTACTTGACTCATTTATTTCTAATCTTTTTCCCGCCATTTATGCGAAATTCTGATTGAATTCCAGGAAGATTAAGGTATGACAAGTTAGGTATAATGGTTGCTGACATAAAAAAGTGACAACTACTATACTGATTAGGGTATGTTACACAACTAAAACTATGCTAAATTTCATAATAATTGTGCCCCGCGCAGCGCCAATAGGATTTGCTTCGAATGCCCGATAAATTTGACATGATTACAGTCTCCTGATGACGTGTCCCAATGAAAATTCTCCTCCAATAAGATGAGAGTGGCGATTAACGCTGTGATAATATTACCTTTACAGCGTTAGTCTCTCGTCTCGCCTCGCCACGGCTTCCTACGTTGTTTTTCAGTCTGCTGCGAAAAAACGCCTCGTCTCTTACGAACAATCCTTTGGTTCTCAATTCAGTTATAATCACCATCACTGGTTGGATCGTGCCATTTCTAATTATTTGTTGGATTCTGACGAACTGTACTTTGAACAAATAAGTCACGGTCGCGTAATTATTAAGCATTGTTTATATGACAA